CATGGTGATCATGGATCGTCGCAGGTCAACCCCAATGTTTCCGAGGCCAAGGCAGCAAAGGCGCAGGTCAGAGCCGCCGAGCGCGAGCGAGTACGCCTCGAGCTCGTCGCGAGCCTCGGCGGCGAGGTGCTCCCCCTGCCGGCAGTGGTCGACCGCGACGGCAACGTTGTGCCGCTCGACCTCGACCAGGCTCGCGCCGTGGTCACCTCGGCCATCGCGCGATCGGGCGCGCTGACCGTGGACGTCGAGACGACGGGCTACCCGCTCGGCCACCGCCACTACGCGCTGCGCTCGGTGCAGCTCGGCGACGCGACAGCGGCCGTTGTGCTCGACCCCGTCGCGCACGCCGAACTCATCCGCGAGCTGCTCGAGTGGGCGCCGAGGCTGCACGCCCACTCGGCTACCGCTGACCTCGCGCCGCTCGACCACGCCGGGCTCATCGATGCCGAGAGTGGCTGGGCCCGCATGTGGGACACGGGCCTCTACGCGCGCCTCGAGAACCCGCAGCGCGACTCAGGCCTCAAGGCACTAGCGCGCGGCATCCTCGAGCACCAGGCCACCGCGCCAGCGGCCGATGAGGCGCGTTCCGGGCTCTTCAAGGCAGGCAAGTGGCTGACCGATCCCAAGCCCGACACTCCGCCGGAACGCTCAGGGTGGGCTCAGGTCGAGACCGGCTGCACGACGATGCTGCGCTACGCCGCCTCCGACGTTCTCGACACCGCAGCGCTCGCCGAGGCGCTGCCCCAGCCGTCCGCTCACGTGCTCGAGCGCGAGCGCACCGCGCAGCGCATGACCGCCCGCGTAGCGCATCGCGGGCTGCGGCTCGACGCCGAGCACATAGCCGAGATGACCTCGAAGCACCTCGCGGCTCGTGCTGAGGCGGGCTCCCGCGTCCGCGCGTTCGGCGTCGACAACCCCGGCAGCGACATGCAGGTAGGCGCTGCTGCCGCCAGGTTGGGAGCTGAGCTGCCCAAGACGAAGACCGGACGCCCCTCGGTGGCCGAGGGCGTTCTCGAGCCTCTCAAGGGCGCTGGCGGCGAGCTGGGCGCCTTTGTCGAGGCGGTCCTCGAGTACCGGCACAACGATACCGTGCTTGGCACGTTCCTTGGCCCGTTCCGGGCGCTCTGTGAGCACGGCGACGGCCGAGCTCGGCCAACCGTCTACACCCTCGGCGCCGACACCGGCCGGATGAGCTGCGTGCGCCCCAACTTTCAGCAGCTCTCGCGAGAGGGCGGCGTGCGCGCGTGCGTCGTGGCCGATCCCGGCTATCTGCTCATCTCGGCTGACTTCGCAGGCGTTGAGCTGCGCGGCGCTGCGGCACTCTCGCAAGATCCCGCGATGATCCACATGATCGCCGAGGAGGACGCAGGCAGGTTCGATGGCTTCCACTGGGAAGTGGCGCGGCAGGCCTTCGGTCCCGACGCGACGAAGGCTGACCGCTACGTGGCCAAGCGCGGCGTCTTCGGCACGTTCTACGGCGGCGGCGCCGAGGGGCTGGCGCGTCAGATCCACGTGCCAGTGGCCATGATGGAGCAGGTACGCGGCTCGCTACGCGGCATCGCGCCTACCTACTTCGCATGGGCTGACCAGCTACGACAGGCCGTGCGCCAGGGCGCTACGCACTTCCCCACCTACGCTGGGCGCGTGATCCACCTACCTACCGACGCGCCGCACAAGGCGCCCGCCTACGCCATTCAGGGCACGTGCCGCGAGCTGCTGGTGGACGCGCTCATCCGCTGGCAGGGCACTCGGTGGGGGACCGCCACGCTGCTGCCAGTGCACGACGAGCTACTCGTGATGGTGCCCGAGGCCGAGGCGGAAGAGGCGACGGCCGAGCTCGTCCGCTGTATGCAAGGCAGCCTGTTCGGTGTGCCGATCGTGGCCGAGCCGAGTGCGCCCGCGTTCGCTTGGGCGGATTCGACGTGATCGCGTAGCGCTGTCACGATTCTGCGGGCGGGGCGCCGGTTCCCCTCGGGAATGCGCTCCCCTGCTGGGTCCACGCCCGGCGCCCTGCCCGCGGGCCGCCTCACTTTCGCCGTAACTTGACCGATTCAGATACGCTCACCTCGCCTGCGTCGCTCCCCCCTCGATCCGCAGGCGAGGTGAACAGCCGACGTGAGCACGCAGGCGCGAGACGGCGCCGGCAACTTCGTGCAGACGCTCGAAGGCGCCGAACGCGATCGCGAAGCGTGCCGCCTGCGCTCCCGCAGATGGACCTACCAACGCATCAGCGACGCGCTCGGCTACGGCGGCGCCAGCAACGCGCACCGCGCCGTCAAGCGCACGCTAGAGGCGATTCCTCGCGACGCAGGCGAGGAGCTACTCGCCCTTGAGCTCGACCAGCTCGACGCGCTCGCGCAGACGGTTTATGAGGTGCTCGAGGCGCACCACTACACGGTGAGCAACGGGCGGCTGATCTACCTCGGCGAGCAGCCGCTCGCAGACCACGGGCCCGTCCTGGCTGCGGTCGATCGCCTCGTGAAGATCCAAGAGCGGCGAGCGAAGCTGCTCGGTCTCGACAAACAGTCCCTCGACGTCGGCGGCGAGGTCACCGTGCGCTACGAGGTGGTCGGCGTCGACCCAGAGGCGTACGCGTGAGCGCCCGGCCGCCGACTGCGTTCACCCGTCGCGGGCTCGTGTCCCTGGGCGTGCTGCTCGTGGGCATGTGCGCGCTCTACGGGCTGGCGGTGTGGCTTTGGTGATCACCCTCGAGCATCGCTATGAGCCGCGGGGCGCGTGCCGAGACGCGCACTACTCGAAGGCGCGCGAGCTGCTGCTCAGTGGCCCGGCCGGCACCGGCAAGTCACGGGCCCTGCTCGAGAAGATCCACCGAATGTGCCTCGACCCGCGTAACGGAGGCATGCGGGCCCTGGCCCTACGGAAGACCGCGGTTAGCTTCACCTCGACAGGGCTGGTCACCTACCGCGAGCACGTCGCGCCCGAGGCGCTCGCCCGGCGCGACGTCGTCTACTACGGCGGCTCGGCCATGGCGCCCGCGCAGTTCCGCTACTCGAACGGTTCGACGATCACTCTCGGCGGCCTGGACAAAGCAACCAAGATCATGTCCAGCGAGTATGACGTGATCTACGTCCAAGAGGCGATTGAGTGCACCGAGGACGACTGGGAAGCGATCACCACCCGCCTACGTAACGGCCGCGTCAGCTTCCAGCAGCTCATGGCCGACACCAACCCATCGACGCCTACGCACTGGCTCTATCAGCGCGTGCTTGCCGGCCGCACGCAGATGATCGACACGCGCCACGAGGACAACCCGATCCTCTTCGACGAGCTCGGCCAGCTCACCGAGCGCGGCGCGGCCTACATGGAAGCGCTCGACAACCTCACCGGCGTGCGTTACGAGCGCCTGCGGCACGGGCGCTGGGTTGCAGCCGAGGGGCTCATCTACGAGGACTTCGACCCGAACACGCATGTCCAGGCGCCACCTGGCGGCCGTATCCCCGACGAGTGGCCGCGCTACTGGTCGATCGACTTCGGCTACACCAACCCGTTCGTCTGCCAGTGGTGGGCCGAGGACCCTGACGGGCGGCTCTGGCTCTACCGCGAGGTCTACCGGACAAAGACACTCGTCGAAGACCACGCAAAGGTGATCCTCAAGCAGGTCACCAACCGCGACGGCGCATGGACCGAGCCCAAGCCCCGAGCCATCATCTGCGACCACGACGCCGAGGACCGGGCCACCCTCGAGCGCCACATCGGCATGGGCACCGTGGCCGCGCAGAAGACCGTCAGCGACGGCATCCAGGCGGTACAGGCGCGGTTCCGTATCGCCAAGGACGGCAAGCCACGCATCTACCTCTGCCCCGATGCGGTGGTCCAGGTCGACCGCGAGCTCGAGTCGGCCAGTAAGCCCACCTCGACGATCGCCGAGGTGCCTGGCTACGTGTGGGACCGCGCCAAGGAAGGCACCGCAGCGGCCGAGAAGCCGCCCAAGGAAGAGCCCTTGAAGCGCGACGACCACGGGTGCGACGCCAAGCGCTACGCCTGCGCCTACCTCGACCTACAACCTCGCCCTCGGATGAGGTGGGTGCGGTGATCCGCCTCATTGGGCCCTTTGTCGATGGCATCGCCCTGGGCGTGCTGGTCTTCGCTACCTGGCTCGCGCTTGGCCTGGTCGGCGGGCTGGTCGCCCTTGGCCTGGCGCTGCTCGTGCTCAATTGGAGGTACGGGCCCGCGTGAGCATCTTCCGGCGCCGAGTGCAGAACCTCGCGCCCGTCCCGTACGTCTCCAGGCGCGCGCAGACAAATCTGTTCAGCCTGTCGACCGGCAAGGACGGGGCCACGCCGAGCGCGGATCAGCTCGCTGCGCTGGCGGACTCGGGCACCCTGTTCGCGGTCATCGAGGCGCTGTCGACAGCGGTGGCCGCGCCGGACTGGCTGCTGTACCGGCAGGCGCCCGACAACACCATCGACACCGACGACGAGCGCGAGCCTGTCGCCAAGCATGCTGCGCTGGATCTCTGGAACAAGCCGAACGAGTTCATGCACGGCGCGTTCCTGCGTGAGCTCGTCCAGATGCACATCGATCTCACGGGCGAGGGTGCGATCCTGCTCATCAAGGCTGGCGGCATCCCCCTCGAGATGTGGCCTGTGCGCCCGGACAAGCTCACGCCGGTGGCGCATCCGACCAAGTTTCTTTCGGGTTGGATCTACACCGACCCGGACGGCGAAAAGATACCGTTCAAGGTGGACGAGGTCTTGCATATTCGCAAGCCCCATCCGTCCGACCCATATCGAGGAATGGGTGCGGTAGGCGCTATTTCGACTGACCTTGACTCGTCGAAGTACAGCCGCGAATGGGTGCGCAATTTCTTCCTCAATTCCGCTGAGCCAGGCGGCATCATCGAGGTTGACCGCAGGCTGAGCGATGACGAGTTCGACGAGCTCGTAGCCAGGTGGAACGAGCAGCACAAGGGAGTACAGCGGGCGCACCGGGTGGCCCTGCTCGAGGCGGGCAAGTACGTCTCTAACGCGTTCAACATGCGTGACATGCAATTCGTGGAGCTACGTACCCAGAGCCGCGACGTCATCATGGAAGCGTTCCGCATCAGCAAGACCCAGCTCGGCATCTCGGACGACGTGAACCGTGCGGCTGCGATGGCGGCCGAGTACCAATTCGCCAAGAATGTCACGCTGCCTCGGCTGGTCCGCTGGCGCGATATGGCGAATTTCCAACTACTGCCGCAGTTTGGCTCGACCGGCAAGGGTGTCGAGTTCGACTTCGTTTCGCCCGTTGCCGACGATGCCGAGATCGAGGCGCTCGACCGTACGTCGAAGGTCAACGCGGTTTCCGCGATCATGAAGCTGCCGGGCGTGAAGTTCGACGTCAACGAGGTCTTCGCTGCCTACGGCCTGCCTGAGCTCGACTTTGAAGAGGTCGAGATTCCCATTCCCGGCATGCCGGGCGCGCCGGGCGACCCGAACAGTCCGCCTGGTCAGGTACCTGCGTCCCCTGACCAGGCGGACCCCAAGAAGAGCGACGACAAGCAGAAGCCCAAGCCCAAGCCCGCGAACGTGCGCGCCGAGGCGCCTGAGGTCGACATGTCCGGGCTCGCCCGCGACTGGCAGACCGAGCTTGACGGCCTGCTCGACGACTGGCGCGACATCACTGCCGAGCAGCGCGCCGAGCTGCGCGAGCAGATCATCTCGGCCATCGACGACCTTGAGCGCGGCGGCATCCAGGCAGGGGCGCTGGCCAGGCTCGCCGAGCTCGCGGTCAACCCCACCCGCGCGATCGCCCGACTAGTCCAGGCGCTGACCTCGATGTGGCACAAGGCCAGCGGGCGCGCCTCCCGCGAGGCGGCCGAGGACGGCGCCGTTGTCGCCCCGGCCGAGCTCGACGAGGACAGTTTGCGCGACCTAGCAGAGGCGGTCGCGACCATGCTGGCCGGCGCCCTGGCCGCCGCTGCTGGTCGCGAGGCGCTGCGCAGCGCTGGTGAGGGCAAGAGCGGCGCGCAGGTTGCGCAAGAGGTGGACGAGCACCTCAAGGGCCTGTCCGACCGACCGCAGCGCGATGCCCTCGGCGGCGCGCTCACCGGTACGCAGAACCGCGCACGCATCGACACGTGGAAAGACGGACCCGTGGGCTCGCTCTACGCCGACGAGACGCTCGACGAGAACACGTGCGTCAACTGCCGGGCGATTCACGGCAGGTTCATCGCCACCACCGAGGACCTGGGCGCGGTCGACAAGCTCTACACCGCCATGGGCGGCTATGTGGACTGTCTAGGCCGCGAGCGCTGCCGAGGGACCATCACCGGCGTCTGGCGTCCACAGACCGTGGGCGGTGACGAGTGAGGACCGTCCTGCGCGCGGCCCTCATCGGCGCCGTGAGCGCGTTCCTGCTGGGCCTGGTCGTCGTCGAGCCTGAGCCCGAGCCTGTCGCGCTGCCGCTGATCGGTGGCCAGCTCGTCAGGACGGGCGCGGTCATCGGTGCCACCGCTGACCAAGTCGACGCGGTACCGGTGCCCGTGCCGGTGTCTGGCTCGCGGTCGTGCCCTGTCCCTGACCCAGACCTAGATGGGGTGCTCTGCAATGTCTAAGCCTCTTGCCCGCGCGTACGCCGCGCTACGTGCCGCAGCCCGACCGGACGTGCCGAGCCGCGAGCGCGTCGTCAAGGCACGCGTCGAGAACGCCGTCGACACCGCCACGGTCTACATCTACGACGAGCTCGGCGGGTGGGGCATCTGGGCATCCGAGCTCGTGCCGCAGCTCGACGCGCTCGAGGCGTCCGAGATCGTCGTGCGGCTCAACAGCCCAGGTGGCGACTACTTCGACGGCACGGCGATCGCTAACGCGCTGGCCGAGCACCCTGCCCGCGTCACGGTGCATGTCGATGGCTACGCCGCCTCGGCCGCCTCGGTCGTCGCCATGGCAGGCGACGAGATCGTCATGCATCCGGGCTCGCGCATGATGATTCACGACGCGCTCACCATGACTATCGGCAACGCGGCCGAGCACATGAAGACCTACAACCTGCTCGACAGCGTGAGCGCTGACATCGCCGAGCTCTACGCCTCGCGTAGCGGTCAGCGCGACGGCGCCGCGTGGCGTAACGACATGCTCGCCGAGTCTTGGTACAGCGCTGACGAGGCAGTTACCGCCGGCCTGGCTACTCGAGCCGTGACCCGCGAGGGAAAGGCGCCCGAGCAGGTCGCTGCCAAGACAGGCGCGCCGACCTACGAAGAGTTCCGGGCGTACTGGCGCGCCATCCCACAGACCACCTCGGCGCCCTCCCCCGCCGAGGTTGCACCACCCGCGGTCAGCTCCCCGACTGCGGTCGACCTGTCCGAGCTCGTCTGCTCGGCGCTCACCCGAGAGGCGGTCGTATGACCACCGCACCCGCGACGGGTGCCGAGCTTGCCGATGTCCTCGGCGAGTCCGGCCCCGTCCTGAACGAGAAGGCGCAGGCCGCGATCAGCGCCTACGTCGACAACGCCATTAAGGATGGTGTTGTCGGTCAGATCGCCGAGCAGACGCAGGCCGCGCTTGCGGACTACCTGCGCGAGCAGAACGCACAGGATGGCGCCCGGCCGAACCTGGCCCCGGCTGTCGCCGACAACAAGGTGCGCCCAGCCACCTACAACAGGGCCGCCGCGGGCGCCGTCCTCGACGGGCAGTTCGACGGTCTCGGCGACCTGCTCTGCGCCATGTATGGCGAGACTCGCGGCAACGCCAAGGCCGCCGCGCGCCTGGGCAAGATCCGTAACGACTTCTCGAGCGTCGTGCCCGCCGATGGT